TCCAAACTGAATGTAGCTTTCGTTAATGATTTGGTATCGGCGAAATATTCCCATCTACCAAAAACCAAATTCATAAATTCTTTTTTATCCTCATCTTCATAAAACATTTTTGTTTTAACATTCCCTTCTTCATCTTTAACTTCGGTCGGAGTTCCTTTCCATTGAGATTCTCCTTTAGTTAATTTTTTTGATGATTTCTTATAGGCTAAAATCACACATTCTTTTGGATTGTAGATATATGGTGCACTATTACTCATCCAACTACCCCAAGCCGTCTGTCTAACTCTATGAGGACTATCCTCAGTTAAATCCACCATCCCGAAGAATTGGAACCCAACTTCTTTCATTCTCATCCAAAACTCGGAGTTAAATAGGATTCTACCACCTCTTTCTTGAACATTCATTTCGATTGGAACATTGACCGCAATTCTTCCATCATCTTTAAGAACCCTGAATGACTCAGATAACCAATCAATGGTGAATTTCCAATAGTCATCCATAGACAAACCATCGTCATATACATCATATTTGATGTTGGCATTGTATGGGGGTGACGAAACAATTAAGTCCACACTACCTTCAGGTAATGTTTTCATTATTTCAACACAATCTCCATTTATAATTTGTCCCGTGACATCTTCAATCTTTTCTATTAAACTCATTCTATTATTCACTTATGTTATTTTCTAAATTTTTAATTTTTCTTTCAAGGTACCATAAAGCCTTCTTTAAATCTTGAAGTTCTTTATCTGTTCCTTTTTTTCCCGCCCTTGAGATATACTTTACAGTATTTCCCAAATGGAAGTCTAAGTCCCAATTCTCTATCACTTTTATTGCTTCGTAAACATTCTCTGACCCTCCGTAATGCTCGGGATGGTTAACCATTTCTTTATTATTTTCCATTTAAGTTAAATTTAAGTTCTTCAGATGGAACATTAGCCTTTGATTCCATCATATCTAATGTTAATTCGTAATTCTCGTCGTTAGTATATTCATCCAACAAATCATTTGTTGATAATGTCCCAAACTTTTCAGATAGTTTGGTTGTATCAATATCATCATACATAACATGCAATGTATCGTCCAAATCTTTCGCTAAATCTAAAGATTCAGAAATTATTTGAAGGACTTTATATGGATTCGCATTTGAACCAGGTCTTCTGTCTTCAAGATAACCTTTCCAAGTTTCTCCAACAACTTTTGGAACTCTGATTGATGCACCTCTATCTGATACACCCCAACTGAATTTATCAATCGATTGTGTCTCGTGTTTACCAGTTAATCTCAAATGATTATCTGAACCATAGTTATCAATATGTTCTTTCACTCTTGATTCAAATACTTTGAAGATTGATTTGAAATATTTTTCTCCACCGGTTTCTCTCATTCGTTTGTTTGAGAAATTTGTGTGAAGACCTGAACCATTCCAATCACCTGATGTTAATGGTTTTGGATGTAATTCAATTTGTAGGTTATGTTTTTCAGCCAATTTATATAGAAAGTATCGTGACATCCATAAGTCATCTGCCGCCTTTATAACACCTTTACCAAATATTTGATACTCCCATTGCCCGATTGCAACTTCCGCATTGGTCCCTTCAATTCCAATACCATACGCCAAACACATATCCAAATGTTCTTCCGTAAATTGTCTACCAAACATTTGTCCACCAACACCACAATAATAAATTCCTTGGGGGTCGATAATTCCTCCAGTGTGGAATCCTAAAATATTTTTATTGTGTCCGTTACGAATGAAGTATTCTTGTTCAAATCCAACCCAAAAGTCCTGGTCTTGTTTTAATTTTGCTCTGTCATTTGATTGGTGAACATTCCCTTTATTATCCATCACCTCACAAAGAACATAAATTGTTCCTGATAAAAAATTACTATATAATCTAACAGGTTTTAAATAACAATCAGATGAATATCCTTCGGCTTGGTTTGTCGAACTACCATCAAACCCCCATTCAGGAACATCGGATAAATCGGTAATTGGGTTAACACTAACTCTGACTTTACTTCTTAAATTTGGCTCCGGAGCATATCCATCTAGCCATACATATTCAATTTTTGTATTCATATTATTTTTAAAATTTTTTTGTAACATAATAATCTTTTCCGTATTTGGATTCCTCCAAGATATTTTGAGACACCAATTTATCAATAATTTGAATGGTCTCTTCAATTGGTTTTTGGATTATATACCTTGATATATAATCAATGTGGATTGGTTGTCTTAATTTATTTGATAATAATTTTATAAGTTTTTCGTCTACCATATATTAAAATTTATATTTCCACTTTTTTTTCATATAATCAAAATATCTATATCTCTTATTTGGATTATATAAAAACCACGCAACATAATAATCAAACCACCATTCAATTTTAAGTAAGACTTTTTTTAATTTTAACCATCTTAAAATTTGTTTCGACGATTTACCTTTACTATGTAAATCATAAACATATTCACTTAATTCATCTTGGAAATGGAATAATTCTGTCTTACCATAATATTGACTTAATGTGTCCGACTTAAGTGCGGTTAAGGTTTCTTGATAATTAATAAATCTTCGATTTAATCCCATACTTTAAAAGTATAATAAAAAAACAATTAAGAGTCAAAATTTTTTATTTTATCCAAATTTGTTGTTTGATAGATGTAACTCATAACCTTTCTTTTTGTTATTGGAACTAAAGTTTGTTCCATAGGTAAATCTTGATTACATTCCATTTGAAATACTGGAAAAATTTTGACATTTTTTGTTTTACTAAATGTAGAATGGGTTTCAATTACCGAAGTCAATGTTACCTCCTCAAGAATATTTTCATATATTAATTTAATGGTATTTTCATTGATGTTCGGGATTTTTCGGGATTTTTTTATTTGGTATTCCCATATGTAAACTTTATTATCTTGTTTCTTATAGAAGAAAATAAAACCAATTCCCAAATGAAGATTATTTTTATTCTTTTTTAAGGTGATATCAATAGTATCAAATGCAACATTCCATATTGATTTTGCGTGGTTAAATACTTCATACAATTTTGCGTTGGAGTATTCAATTGTCTTTTTTAACTCAATAATTTCATCCTCTGAGAGTTTTCTTGGTTTTTTCGGGTATAAGTCCCTTAATAGGATTTCATCATCACATGATTGAAATTTCTTATCAGTTAACAATAAAGTATTTTCTTTGTTGAGAGATTGTATGTTTGCCAAATGTAGTGATAACTCGACAAAATCCGGGTAAATTTCGAAATTATTTAAACTTTGTTCACATTTTTGTATGTAACCTAAAAGGGTATATTTGTTATATTCAAAATCCAATGGTTCCTTTAACATCCACTCAGGACTTAATTTGAAATCTATTTTTTTCTTTCTTCCCATAAAAAAATAATAACTAAAGGTTTATAAGAATCAATTGATTCTCATTACATAAAACCATTGGTCTTGAACTTTCTGTTCATCAGCATTTCCATCATAACTATTTAAAGTGTGAGCATATCCATCAGTATCTATAACATCTTGAATGAAAGCTCGTCTATCAATAAAGTTCTCATGGTCTAACCCCCAATCTTTAATATAACTTTCAGGGTCATATTTAACATCACGAAGTCTATCTTCAACCGCTTCTTCTATTTTGTCTTCAGGATAATCTCCTTCGGGACTTGATTCAATATCAGATATCTTATCATTTAATTCTTCAATCTCTTCGTTTATTTCATCAATATCACTTTGAATTTCGTCATCATCTTCACCTCCTAATTCATATTCAAGTCTTTCGATTTTTGTTTCAAACACTTCAATCTTTTCTTTTATAAATCTTATTTGCTCTTCTTGTTCATCTGATAACATTCTATATTCCTCATCAACATAAGCACTAGGTTCATTTGCCGCATCATCTTCAAAAAAATCTCTAAAATAACTAACCACCTCATCTGTGTCGATATGACCCATAACAAAACTTTCACCAAATCCTTCATACCCAATATCATCAAGTAATGAGTCAACTCTATCGTATGAACTACTTTCCATTTCACTTTCAGTTCCAACCGCGTATTCTCTATCATCCAATCCCGCGTCTATCACAATAAACTGAGTTGTGTCATAAAATTCTCCATACGGTATTATATGATAAACATCAATTTTGTTTTCAAGTTCAGATAACTCATCTTCCAAATCACTAATTTCATCTAATAAATCTTGTCTAACATCTTCATCATTATCATATTCCGCCTGTAATCTTTCGATTTCATTTTTAATTCTTTCAATCTCTATTCGGTCTTCATCTGTTATAACCTCAACATCACTGGTGTCTACTAACCAATCAAGTAGAGCATGTGCCTTCAACCCTTCTTCAGGACAATCTGGCCCTAATTCCCATTCACCTTCAAGTCTTCTTTCTTCCGCTTCATCCCTTCTTCCCCGTAAAATTCTTTGAATTTCTAATGTTCGAAGTCTTTCTTTTTCTTTTTTAGCATCTTCTTTGTCTGAGTATATCTTAATCTGTTCAGGATATTCTTTATTCATATAATCATCCGTCACATCTAAAATCTCTTTTAATTTATTTGTATTCCATAACCAACCACTTCTTATAACTTCATCTTTAGCATCATAAAATGTTTTATCTCCATCAAATTTTTTTAATAGAGCAACTTTATAGTATGGGTCACTAGTTGGGAGAGTCCTATCCATAATATAAAACAATTTACCATCTTGATTATACCGGTTAAATTGTTCATTGTTGGCCGCAGCAGTGCACCACTTGGTTCCCTTACCATAATAACAAGAAGAATCCAATGTCAATGGATTAACTATAAAATATCTACCATCATCATACACAACATTACCACCACTAACCGGTTTTACTTTACGTCTTAATCTTTGTTCGTATTCACTTAATGCGGAAAATAATTGTCCAACACTCCTATATTGATATAGGTCTGTTATTGGTAAGTTACTGGAAATCTTTTCAAATTTATTCAATGCTTGGGATAATTTTTCTAAATTTTCTTCAAAATTTATAGTATCCAAATTTTTTCCAACCCAATCCAAAAATTTATGAGGAACTTTCGAAACTATGCTATTCACATTATTCCCAAATTTTTGAGAATACTTTGATTTGAAATCATCGACTCTACCTTCCTGTATTAATCTTACAAAATCCATTATGTTTTTTATTTATAAATACTTATTAATTATTATTATTTAATATGAGTAAAGATAATATTTATCATATAACAACTAAATAAACCATTTA